ACTAATTAACTGCTTTAACTACCTCTATAAATACGGCGTTTGTGTTTCCTATATCCTGAGATAGTGTCCCGTCTGGTTCTAATATTCTAACTCTGAAATCTGTTAAATAAGTTGGATTAGTTGAGGTATAAACAAAAGGAATAGATCCTTCATTATATCCCGAGGTGTATGAATCCTGATTGTAAAATCTGCTTATAATGGATTGAATATTCGTATTTTTATTATCTCCTTCTCTTATGTCTGAATTTATACCAGGCATATTGACTTCAATTTTGAAATAACCTCCGCTCTTCTTCTCTTGGTCTATATTATTCGTTGGTGAGAGAGTATGCGCCGCCATAATAGGTAATGTTAAATTAGTTTTACTAACAATGCTATTAACCCCCGCCGCAGTAGCAAAAGGGATAGCTACGTCGAAAGTTTGAGTTGCACTTTCAAAAGTTTTTTGTAGAAGATTATCTAATCCTAATTCATCCCCTGTAATGTTAACCTTATCTTCTAAATTATCGACTACATCGAAAGTAACGTTTCCCGCTGCTTTAATGTGAGTTGGAGTAATTAAAATATTAGGATTAAATTTTAAGTTGGATTCTGGTCCTATCCATAATTCCTCTGGTTCTAATCCTGTTAAAAATATTCCAGTATTCTTATTAATATATCTTTTCGTTCCTCCGCCTCCTGGAATTATAACTCTTATTTCCGGTTGTGCTGTGGTATCTGCTGCTACTGAACTATATAAGGAGTTGTGAATCTGTCCTATCTCGAACTTATCATATTCATTATTATATAATACGGCAAATTGTGAACTTCCTAAAACATAATTTAAAGTGGTGTCTGGATCTGCGGGAGTTTTTGCGGTTGTAAATTCGAAAGAAGAAGCGCCCCCCGCTGCTCTTGAACCTTCTAGACTGAAAAATTGCGGGTTCCCTTCGGAAAAATCGGGGTCGTTCTGTAATTGTCTAACTGTTTTAATAAGCGGGTTATCTGTTAATACGTATTCTTCTGTAGGAACTATTCCGGAAATATTAGTATTTGAAAATTTAGTCGTTATTAATTCGGCAAAATCAGAAGCCGCGTAAGATTTGGCTTCAACATCGAAAGAAATTTCCTGTTGGTAATATTCACTTAAACTTTGTCCCGCTGGATAGTCTTGGACTCCTATATCAAAATTTTTTTTAAAACCTGGTGAAAATACTGCTCCAAAAGGCTCCATTTTAACCAAATCCGCAGTAGGGACGCCTTTTTTAGTAGGAAAAGGAAAGTTAAATCCGTTTGGTCCGCGCTGATATTCGACTACGGCATCCGCGCGCATAGCGGGGAAAGTAGTAGCATTTAAAACAATAGGTCCAGAACCATCGGCATTAAAATTAATATAGTTTTTGAATTTTGGATTATTTGGATGAAATTTTAATAAATGCGGTACTCCATAAGTTCCGTCCTGTCGCATAATCTTTAAATTTAACATCGTTGCTCCTTGATGCGCTCCAACATAAGTGAAGGTCAGAGAAATTAATTCTTGACTATTGGCGGTTGGCGAGTCGATTGGTCTATTTAAAAGATATGTTTCTCCGCTTGGTGTTTCGTGTGCTGCTAATCCATTATATAAAGTGAACGTTTTAGAAGGAATGTTAGCTTCGTCAGAAGAACCCCAATCCTTAACATAGTAACCAAAAGAAGCTTTAATAGTACATGTTTTCCCGTCGGCGCTTGTTGGCTTTACTGTTATCTGTCGCGCTGAACTTTTAGAAATAGTATCTACGAAAACAGACTTAACCGAAACTTCGTCCCCCTTTTCTAAAACGATAGGTTCTTTTAATACGACGTGATAATCCCCCGCGGGTTTTGTTTCGTCCTGTAAATTTAAAGTTGAAAGTCCTCTTTCGGCTAATTCTATTATAGTCGATTTACTCATTTAATATTATGAAAAGATTTAAAAAATTATTAAAAAACTTAATTACACGTAAGAAACATTATAACCACTATTACCGAAATTTAATCCCTTTCTAACTTCTCCATAAACGTGAACATTTAACCCTAAATTATTCTTCTGAATTGCGTTTGTATCCTTTCGGTTAACTCTGGAATAAGTGAAATTTAATTGTCTAACTCTTTCTTCGAGTGAAAATCCGATATAATCAGACTGTCCGACGGTTGGAGATTGTTTAGTTGCTACCGCTATGGGGACGCCGGAATCGTTCTGCATCGCCGCGTCGAAATTATCTAACCCTACAGAGCCTATATTACTAAAAGGAACAATATTAACTTTTCCCCACGCCTGTGCGAGTTTCATCGCCCTCTTAGAAGGTGAATCGATACCATTAGCGGGGAAGATATTAGCGCCGTTGATTCTTACTTGTAATGCTTCCGCGTCCTGCGATTGCGAGGCGTAAGGTCCTCTTTTTCTCGCAGCGTTTCCGTCAAAGTTCTTGCTTAAATCGCTGTATTCTTTCATAAGAACAACCCTCGAAACGTGCTTATTATCGAAACCGTTAATAACGGAAGAAACTGTTTGCTTAGAAGTTGCCGTATCAGTTGCTAAACCTGTTGCTATGGCGGATTGGTCGGGGACTAAAAATTGATCGTGCTCGACTTCATTCCAAACTACATTTTGCTGCCCTTTGCTAAGTTCTGCGGCGACTGCGGGATCTGTAATTTCATCGGCGATTAAAATCGGGGTGTGTACGGTGTGTGTTTTGCTCTTATCCGCTAAAATTAATTCTGGTCTATCTTCATATTCAATAACAACTTTTAAAGACTTAAAAATTTTAGTGTCTAAGTGGTTTAATTCGTTAAGAATAGGGAAAACGTGTCTAAGGTCTAAATAACCAGTATTAGCTTCGGTTAAGAAATTCTTGGCGAGAGTCGAATTCGCGAATCCTAAGGGGGGATGTTCGACTTTATCATTTGAATTTAACATATATCCGACTCTACTTCTAGATAAAGCGCTCTTTAAGTTTAAATTGTCCTGATTATTTCCTAACTGTTCTAACCATGATATATAACGATTAGCGAATCTTAAAGAACTGAGTTCGACTCCGCCATCCATTAAGCGAATATGTTTAACAATACCTAAAAATCCGACTAATTCCGGAGTTTGTGTGTCGGCGTTTGCTTGAAATCCTACGTTCGCTAATCTTAAATTAGGCAAATAGGCTCTGTCTGAATCGAGTCTGAATTCACTCGATCTATTATTAATATGAGTTCGTGGATCGAAATAAGTTGGCTTAATACTTCTGGAATATTGTCCCGACATTTTTAAGAGTTATAGTATATCTAATTATTTTAATTTTTTAAAATTAGTTTTTTATTTTTTCTTTTATATCTTTTTCTGAACCTAATCCTAACCAAAGGAAATTAACACTCCAAAAATTCTTTGAGTTAGGGTCTTTATATGTGAGTTCGCCTTTCTTATTCTTTATCCCTCTTGCTCTTGCTAAATATGATTTTCTTCTTTTTTCGTCCTTATGTTGAGTGAAGTCCTCGTAATTTTTATTTCCAAAATGGATTAATTTAGGTTGTCCCTTATCTCCCTTAACGTATACCGAATATTTAAAAACTCCTTTCCCCTTATATTTAAAAGGTTTATATAGTTCCATTTATATATTAGTTAGGGTTTTTATTTTATTTTTTAATTCTTCTATTTCGTCTTCGTATCTACTGCATTTATCAATATAAACTTGTAATTTATCGAATATATGTTGAGTATATCTCTCTTGAATTTGTCCGTTAGTTTCCATTTTATTATATTTCTTCAATATCTTTTTTAAGTGATTTTTCCGCTAATACTGAATTAAATTCACTATCGAGATATAAGTCCTTATAGTCGTTAGAATAATTCACACAGAGGAAGGAGTGCTTATCCTTATCTCCTACAGTTTCACGAAACATTTTAACAAAATCTTTTTTGGATTGTAGATAATTATGATCTGCTTCAATCTGATCTATTTGACTCGTTGGAGTATTAAAAAAAAATAGTACTGAGGCATTATTCCTTATAGTCGGAGTAGTATGAGAGTATAACTGTTGAAGACATATAACACTTATTAACCATTTCCTAGAATTACAATAAACTTTCGAAAGAGCATTAAATCGATTATTAGAGAATCCGCCTCCGTATGATAAATCATCTAATATAATTAATTTATAGGTTGGTTGAATTCTATCTGCTATTGATTCCTTATAATCGTCTATTAGTGATTCGTAAACGTCTAAAAGAAGTGGGTCTGAATAATCCTCGTGTAAGTTATGGTCTGGAATGTCTTTCTGTTCTATAATTAATTTCATTTTTTCGTCGTTCTTGATAGATGGCGCAAAAATATGAATGTCCTCACCGTCGAATAATCTCTTATAACCTAACTTCTCATTAAGAAGCATGTTTGTTAATAGGTTACTCTTTCCGTGTCCGGATTTTGCGACGAGTAGGGCGCGGAATGGGACGTCCCATAATCTCTCTACCTTTTGAGAATAGTTGTCGGTCTTATCCCTTACTTTAAGAACTTTAAACTTTTTCGGCATAATATCAAATATATATTATATTTACATAATAATAATAGTGAATGGCGGTAATCATTCAGGAATATAACCCCGACGAGGTTCTACCTAGTTCTGATTCAAATACGGAAAACTGTACCACGTGTATGAGTTCGCAGGATTATCTTGAAGCTATGGATTCATTAAAAGAAAAATATGACGAATTTAAGGCAAAGGAGCATAAATTACAGGAAAAAATAGAGCATATGAAAAAAGATTTTAGTTCTCTATATGGATTAATAAGAGTTATTGATATGGTGGCAACCTTCGATGCGGAAGTCCCCCGAGAGTTGTCGGACTTATTAGACTGTAGTCGAAGCTTTGCTTCTGACTGTTTCGACAAACATATTTTAAATAAGGGTTAGTTATTCTTTCTTATAATAAATATTTTGTTGTGTGCTGGTGGAGTGCATCATATCTTCCGCGAGATTCTCCGCCTTTTTTAAAGCTTCCATATCGACATTATTGCTTATGAATATGTGTCTTAATAAATTAATTGTTATTTGTTTTCCAGTCGGTTTAAAGATTCTGGTTATAGCTTTCCCTAAACCATTCGGAGAAAGAACAGTCCCTCGATTGTTAAGGAGGAAATAGTCCTCGATATTATATTTTAAAAATTCATTTAGTAGAGTGTTTAACTTAGGAGAAATAGGAATTTCTTTTTTACCTTGCGATTTAACATTCTTAAACTCTTGAATAATAAATATCTTTTTGTTTCTTCCGATATTTAATAAGTAGTTCTTACCTTCTTTAATTTGTTTCCGAGTTTTAATAACTTCCATAGGAGAGTAATCTAACCTTATCGGCGGTAGTAATGTATACAACGAGGCGATTACTAAATCTTGAAGGGTGTTAAACATTCTATTATTAATTGTTTCTCTTCCTTTGAGATCCATATCTTTAACTTTTTTTTCAAGTTCCTTTCTTACTTTATCTAATTCTGATTGTTCTAACCAGTTTTCCTCTTGCTTAGGACTTTTTTTTTGTTTCAGTTGTTCCGCCATGTATTTCTTATTTAGTTCTTCGAGTATTTCGCGATAATATTCTATTAAAGCATTATTTCCTTTTACTACTGGAAGCGCTACGAGAATCGCTGTTAAGTAATTCTTTTTTGTTGAGAGTGCTAGGGGTTCTAAGATTTCTTTAACTCTGCTCTTATTAGATAAAAATTTTAAGTCTTCTATCTCTTTATTCTCATTTAGTTTTTTTAAGGCTATAAGATACGCCTTTAAGGAATTAGGTTTTATTTCTCGTTGTTCGGATATTAACTCGCCAAGATTCATTATTATAGGTTTTAGATTTATTTTATTTTTGTAAATAATCCTTAAATGAGATATAATTATCGGAAAAATTATTTAGAATTAGTCTTTCTTTATTTGAAATTTCGAAATGTCTTTAATTTTGGTTTTCAAAAATATGCTGTTTTCAAAAAAATAATAGTATACATAACGGAAATTTCAAATTCTTCTTTTATTAGGTATATTTTTACGGAACTATTAGAAGAGGGTCATATCGAAAAGAAGATTATCTTAGGGTCTTTACACTATCGATTTAATCCTTATAAAAAAAATGATCCTGAGATTTCTTCTATTATTGCGTTTGAATGATTCTTTTTTTTTTTCTTTATTAATATATAGATGACATTACATAATATAGATTATTCGAAAGCTGTTATATATTTCGTTAAATGTTCGGAAACAAATAAAATATATATCGGTTCTACTACTCGCCGACTCTGTTATAGAATAGGACACCATAGGAGCAAACATAACACCACCTCCACGAAAGATTTTATTAACCCTACGATTCACTTATTAGAGAAATACCCCTGCGAGAATAGGGAACAGTTACTAAAAAAAGAGCGGTTTTTTGTTGAGTCCCTTCCTTGTGTAAATAAGAATATCCCTGGAAGGACGGCGGCAGAGTGGCAGTCGTCTAATAAAGGCATGGTTCAAGACTACAGAAAAAAAAGATATGACGAAATAGGATCTACGCTTAAACAGATTTCAAGGAATTATTATAATGAGATTTCGAGAATACCTCGATTAATTGCTACTAAAAAAAAACAGATAAAAAAAATATTAGATAAGACACTCGAAAAAGATTTAACTCCTTTCGAAGCTCAGAAATTAGAAAGGTTTAGACTCATAATTAAACAATATGAAATAGAACAAGAAGGGAATGATAAAATAAATAATAAGGTTATTAATTGTAAATGTGGAATGACTATTTTAAGGAGGAATATGGAACTTCATCTTCATAATAAAATACATATCAAAAAAATTAACGCTTCGATCGCATCAACCGAGATAACTCCCTCGCCGACAGTTGAACCGGTGGCGGAAGTCCCTTCGGTTGTGGAGGGGGTTTTGCTTCCACTTTCGGAGAAGGCGGCGGCGGTGGCGGAGTCTTCTCTTTTGGTTTCGGAGGAGGAACTTCTTTCGGAGGAGGTGGATTCGCGCTTAATTGTTGTTTTTTGATTTGTTTTTTTAACTCGGCTATTTCCGATAATAAATCTTCATTTCCCTTTGTTTTATTTTTCTTCTTTTGTAAAGCGCTTAATAACTTCTCTTCTTTTTCGTTCATTTTTTCTTCTCTATCTATTTTTCTTAGTTGTGCGTTCTTTCTTCTGGTTTCGAGTGCTTTCTCTCTACCCTTTGCGAGATTGGCTAATAATATTTCCCTATGTTCTGGTGATACCTTAACTCCCTTTCGGTGTCTTCCTCTTTTCTCTTTTGGTGCGGGTGTTTCCATTACTAATTCAGGAGAGGGGCTTCTCGTTTCGAGTTGTGAATCTAACTCCTCTAATTCTGCTTCTTCATCGCTAAAAATTGCTATATCTTCACGAGGCATTTTATATATATTAATTACTAGATATTTTATTTTTTTTAATTTTTAAACTATTACTAAATAGAAATAAATACTAATTCTAATTTCTGAAATATAAGAAAAACTATTTATTCTTTATTTATTTGATTTCTCTTATATTTTGTTTATAATCTTCTCTTAATTCTCCTTCAAATGTAGACTCATAATAAACTTTTTCAAAAAGAGAGTTGCCTAACTGCTTCCTTAAAATATCATTAACTTTTTTTTTAAATCCTCTTCTCATAGCATTTTGACGGGTTTTATCATCTGCTAAATAAATCATTTCTGCTCTATCTGCTGGTGGTAATTGATTCGGTGCTTCTTTCATTTTTTTAATTTTTTCATCTGCCCTCTTGCTCTGTTCTTCTTCTTCTTTTTTTAATTGTTTTAATTTATCTTTGACTCTATCTTTTACTGTAAATCCTAAGGCGCTCCACGCTTTAATAAATCTTTCTTTATCACTCGTAATTATTGAGTTGTCGTCTTTAATAGGAAGTTCCCCTCTACCTTCCCATAATATTATTTTACTTTTAGGGGTGGTTTGTATCATTTTATTTTTATTATAATCGTATTTAGTAGAAGGGGCTTCCGCTTTTCCTTTTGGTGCTGGTGCTTTCTTTTCCTTAGGTGCTTTCTTTGGTGCTGGTGCTGGTGCTGGTGCTGGTGCTTTCTTTTTTTTTTTATCTGCGAGTTTTCTTTCGTGTGCTTCTTTTATTACTGCTAACGGAATTTTTTGTTTTAAAATTTTTTCTGCGTCTTTTTTCATACTTTCAAAATCGGCGTCCGTCATATTATCAGGGTATTTTTTCTTATTAATAATAGTTTTAGTGCTTTTTCTCATTTCCTCTCGTGTTAATGTTTTTTTTTCTGCGGGTGGTGCTTTCTTTTCCTTAACTGCTTTCTTTTCTGCTTCTACTGAACCCGCTTTAACTGAAATATTAACTCCTTTTTCATTTTCTACAACTTTTAAATTGTCGTGATTCCTTACAAATTTAATAAGCTCTTCTTTTTTCATCTTAGAATAGCCGCCTAATTTGACTTGTTTATTATATTTACTTATCATTTTTCGGATCTCTCCGACTGCGAAATCTTCTAATTTAACCATTGCTTTATATAATTTCGAAATAAAATAATTTTGAATTATAATTTTACACCTTTTACACTTTCAACTTTAAAAAAGGTGTAATTGGAAAGAAAAAGAGTTGAGGAGAGATTGCTTTAACTTTCAAAAACTTCAATAAGAAAGTTGCGAAAAATTACACCTTTGATTCAGTTTTTATAAAAACTCTCTTAAAATCCACTTTTGGAAATAGTTTTGAAATTTAGGGTGTAAAGGTGCAAAAGTGTAATTTCTATAAATCTTTAATTCTTCTTAATTTCGTTTATTTTCTATTTAAAAAAATAAAATAAAGTATTAAATAAAATGTATATCAAAGACTATTTAACAAGTGAAAATGCCTTATGGATGCCTTTAAATTTGGATACTTCGAAGGGGTATAAAGTTCCGATTTATGATAATTTATTCGATTATATGCCGAAAAATAACGATTTTATTAACTTAAAACCCGAAGAAATAAAAGCAAAGCAGATAAAATTAGAAAGATATGAATACGGCGCGGCGGATTGCCGAGAATTGAAGCATATCGACGTAGACATAAAAGAACAACACTTATTAAACCCTAATCCGATATTAGATAAGGCTCTCGAAGTGGTAGAAAAAGCAAAATCAAAATATCCTTATTTTTTATCAAGTTCAAAAAATTTACCTCATTTCTTATTCAGAGGTGATACCGAATCTCTTTTAGATCGTTTATCGACTAATTATAAAATAGATAATGCTTCTGAATATATTGAAATATTAAACGGCGGTTGGAGTTATTTTCCGTTAGATGGAATAATTTACAATCCGGAAAACCCCGTGCCGACACTCGAAGAAATAAAGGGTTTTATGGGGTTAGAAATAATAGTTAATAAAAAAAAGGAAGAGAATAAAAGGAAAATAAAAGTTTTAGATGAGGGAATCGAATCAGACGAAGATAAAAACGAATACATAGAAAACCTTTTAGACTGTATTAAAAACGAAGGGGAAGGAATACACTATGACGACTATATAAGGATTATATGGGGGTTAAGAAATCATAGTTCTTATAATTATAACTCCGCGCTTCAATTTTCTAGTAGATCCTCGAAACATGATAAGACCATTTTTAAAAGTTTATGGAATAAAACAAAAGAAGGGAATACATTAGGGACAGTTCATTATTACGCAAAGAAACACAATCCAGATAAATATAAAAAATTATATAAGCCTTTACAATTGAAACCGACTGAGGAAGGCTTAACAAAATTATTTTTAGAATTAGAAGGCGAAACAGTTTCTTATAGTAATGAAACAATTTATTTATATAAGAAAGAGTGGGAGGCAGACTGTAGGAAGAAACTAAAATTAAAAAGTCTTATTCGAACAACTCTAAACGGATTTATAATAAGTTTATTAGAGGTAAATCAACATAAAGAAGAAAGTCAATTACACTTAAACAAAATACACTTAAAATTACACCAAAGAAAAACGATTGATAATATAGCAGAGTTATTAACGCAGGATTTAGCAACTTTAAATTTAGATATAGAATTTGACACTAATAGAGAACAACTATATAACATTCAATTTAATAATGGGTTATACGATTTGAAGAAAATGGCGTTCAGAAAGAGAACAAAAAAGGATTTTATAACTAAGAAATTAAAATGGGATTATAATCCTAATATCTCGAAATATGCGCTAGACGAAATAAAAGACTTTTTCCGAAAACTACAACCTAACGAAAAGCAGAGGCGATTCTCTCTCGGTTGGTTGGCTCGTTGTTTGGATGGAAATCTCGGACAATCAAAATTCAAAATGAATATTGGATATACTGCGGAAAATGGAAAGTCTACTGAATTTAATATTCATAGTCTAATATTTCCTATCTATTCTTATAAACTCTCTGCGAATTTCTTCTCCTTAGATAATTCGAAACGACATAAGGAATTAATCCACCTTTTACGGAATCCTATAAGATTTTCATACATAGAGGAACTAAGACAGAATAAATTAGACGGTGATTTTTTGAAGGAGTTCTCAGACGGAAAGATAAACTGCGAAATTATGTACGGTGAGAGCATAACAAAAACTATTCAAGCAACTTTAAACACCTGCGCGAATAAGGATTTTAATATCGATTCGGATAACGGAGTCCAAAGGAGAGGGGTTCTTCAATATTATAAAAGCGAGTTTAAAAATAAGTATACAGAAGACAACTATAAGAATAATACTTTCTTAAAAAAATTAGATTATTTTAAGAGATATGAAGACGACGACAAATTAAAAAACGCTTATTTTTATCTATTATTACAACACTATAAGGAATATGAAATCCCGAAGGAAAACGAAACCTTATTTAATGATATAGCCGAAGAATATGATCCTCTATCTTCTGATTTTAACGCTACATTCGAAATAACAAAAGATAATAACGACATACTTTCAAAAAATGAAGTATTCGAAAACTTAAAAGCAATAGTAGGGGGTATAACATGGCGCAAATGTCTAACAGAATTAAAGAATAGGGGCGTAGAATATGATAAAGCAAAAATGATAAAAGGAATTAGAGGAGCGTTTATGGGTATTAAAATATTAGATACTTCCTCTGAATCAGATCCAGAAGAATTAAACGATTAACTATAATAATTAGTTTTTCTTAAATTTCAAATATTCTCTTAACATATTTTTTTTTATAATCTCTTATTCAAAAAATAAGAAAAATAAAAATCACTACTAACTATATATAATTATGGATCCCTCAGTCTATCAGAATTTAGAAGCCTCTTTAAGAAGTTCCGCAGCAGTTAAGCAGTTAGCTTCTCCCCCTGTATTCAAAACAGACGCAAACGACGCAGCAGCACTCGGACAAAACGCCTTAGAAAATTTCGGTTCAAGTATAGCAGGACATGCTTCCTTAAAGACTGTTGCTAATTTAGTCAAATCGAAAAAAGTTTTAAAAGGCGCGGGAATATCTGAGGAAGAAACTCAGGGATTAGCAGACGCCGCAGCACAAGGTGACACAGCCTCTTTTATTCGTCAATCTGTAAACATGGGAACAAAACGAATAACTAATGCTATTAGAGGAACGGTTCGACCAGCACCCGCAGCACCCGCACCACCGACACAAGAATTCAGCAACGAAGCCTTTAATCCAGATAGCTTAGAACCAGCAGCAATAAGACAAGCAGGAGAAGCACCTTCACAAGTAGGGGAAATATTACCAGGACAATATCAAAGAATAGGAACAGATACAGGGGACGCACCACCACCACCAGCACCAGCGCAAGCAGCAGCACCAGAACCACCAGCAGCACCAGAACCACCACCACCCCCGCCAGACGTCCCGCCACCTACCGCAGGATTAGGAGAAGGGGACGAAATATTAACTGACGCGCAGAGAGCATTAAAAGGATTAAAAGCAGCTACTGGCGATTCTGTAGCCGGAGATGAAGATCCTTTTGGATTAGCAATTACCGCGGCTCTCGGTATTGCCTCCGTAGTAGGGGGGTTATTTATTAAGACTCATCACACTGAAAACGTAGTTCCAGAAGTAAAACCTCCTCCGAGAGTTGGCTTCGGGGTTCAGATAGGAGTTTAAATTAATTAAATTAAATCGATTTTTAACTATTTTTTTTATATTTCCATTAAGTATTAAACTAAATGGATCAGATTATCAAAATTGACGCAAATCAAGGAACTTTCGACACTTCGGGAAATAAAAGTACTATCGATATCGATATCCCCGCAGGTTTAGGTAATATCGACCTTTCTAAATCTTACGTTAATATAAGGACTAAATGCTCGATAGATATCGCTAACGCCACTAACGAAGTCGCTAATTTAAATATGGAATATAAAGGGGCAGCTTCAGGCGGTAACCAAAATATTCACTACCCCGACACAGCCTCTTTAATTGTTAATGCCTATATGGGAAGTAATAAGAAGGGTAAATTAGAAGATATTAGACACGTCGACATATTAAAAACTACTCTTTCTGCGTATAGGTATAATATGGCGGAACAGAAAAACGACGTAGGGCAAATATCAGGAGTCCAGCAGGCTCAAATGGTTAGGTCGTTAAGAATTAATGAAATTAATAAAATAGGAACTGATAGTTCGAGAAATACCTCGAATGATATTGTTATCCCGTTAAAAAATATTTTTAATATCTGTAAGGCGGAATCTTATAACACCGACGCTTACGGACAGACAAGAATTCACCTCGAAGCCGGTTTTGATAAGCTTAAAGTGCTCGACGCCGGACTAACTGCTTATACTGAAACAGTCGAAGGAAGAACTGCAACTTCTCAGCAGTTCGCGGGGTTCACAGTCGCCGCGGCGCAAAACGGTCAGCCATGGGATACTTTAACTTCCACCGCCCTTTATAAGAACGCAGCGAATATTCCTTTCCATGTAGATCAGAATATCTCTATTGCTCACTCAAAAAACTCCGGCGCCGGAGCCGTAGTCCAAGCAGTTAAGAATAATTTAAATATTTCTTCTATTACCAGAAACGCCAACGATACGATTACCTTAGGATTAAACGGCGGAATTTACGATCAAGCAACGGGCGACGTTATATCCGCCGTTGTTGTTACGGGAAATACTAACGCGAGAAGCAATGATGCCGTAGCTATTGAAAAAGTCGAGGCGGTTTTATACGTTAATAACTCTGGGGAAGCAGCCCCCGCTTCTATCCCTTACACAACTTATTTAAGCGAAGAAGACACTTATACCGCGGCGCTTTTCATTTCGAGATTATACCACGTCCCCCCGGCTTGTAAAAATGTTTATGTTATGTTTTTCAGTGATGGAATAATCAGTGGCGCAACTAACCTCGCCAAATATAGATTTACCGTAAACAATAAAGAAATTACTCCGAGATCAGTTTCTCGCGATTCTCCTCTCCATTTTGACTTAATAGGACAGACATTTTTAAATAACGGAGAAACCCCTAAATCAATGCGTCAAGTTTTATATAATACTAACTCTCGTATAACAGTAACCGAAGCGGGGCAATCGTGTAAAATGTTAGCCATTCCTATGCCGTTTTCACAGCAGCAGCAAACTCTTCAATTAGAATTAGATGCCGTAGCGGGTGAAGTAGTAGGAGGACACCACATTTTATTTTATGAAGTGGTTAAAAATATGTAAACGTTTTTTATACAAAATTTAATTTGCCGCTATTTTCAAAATAATAAAATATAATAGAAGTATAATAACAAAAATGGCGAATGTATTATATCACGAAGTTTCACCTTCCAACGATAATTCAGCGGGCTTTAAGGAATTTAATACGATTGATTGGGAATTATTAGTCGAGGGTAGAAAACTATTAAAGAATTCGATAACAGTCGAAGCAGATATTAAAGTCGAATCTACCTCGGGAACTGATGTCGCGGTCGATTCGGTTATAGGTCTTGATCACAGAATCGGATTCCACTCTTGCTTCGAATCGTGGTCTACAGAAGCAAAGGGACAAATGCTCGAAAATTTAAATGATTATCCGAGATATGTTTCTATGGTTTCCGCGGCCACTATGGACGAAAATGACGTATGCGACGCTAAGGCTCAGGCGGAGGGGCGTCAACTTACCGAAGCCGCCGGTCGTTATGTTATTCAGGGTCAGAGAGTTAATAATAAAAACACTTCTACTACTGCCCACGTTAACTCGGCGAATTTTTCGATTGAACCGAAAATTTGCTTTAATAGTGTTGTCGGTGATGATTACTCATTTTCAAAAAATGGCGCGATTAGGATCTCGTGTAATGTCGCAAGAAATAACTCTGCCCTTTTCGGTGGAGGAAGTGCAACCGCCCAATTTACTCTTACAAATGTTAAGTTATCGTTTATGAGTATTCCGGACGACGGCTCGCAATCTGCCATGATGATGAATTCCGTTGTTAGTGTTAAGAGTGCCGTCAACTCGCAAGCCGCGAATATTTCCGCGAGAGTTCCTGCCGCCGCGTCGAATGGTGTCGTAATTTCTTTTATCGAACAGTCGAACGAGAACTCAACCACCGCCAATTCGTATGCTCTCGAAAAGTTCCCTAACCTCGACGAAGTCCAATATTTATTCTCGGACTCTACTAATAAATACGTTTCGTATGTTATCGACGATAAGGGAGAAATGGTTCAGAGAGGACTCAACGCTTTAAGCGACTCGGGAGAAAATCAAGTTTCTGCCGTTAAATTTGCTTCGAATGAAGGTCATATTATCGGATTAAGTTTCGAGGAATATCTCGACTTACGACAGCAGAAATTCTCGGTTCAGTTAAAAACCAGCTCGCCGGATATAAGCGCTAAGCCTCGCTTAGTCTACCTCTACTTCCTGAACTTATTACAATTATAAGTATAGGTTAAAGATAGTCAAATTATATAAAAAATAGTTTTTCTTAAAAACTGTGTATCTTGTTTTAAAAAAATAAAAAAAAATTAAAGATATCAAAATTAAGAAAAACAATTAAATATTAGTTTCAGTATCATTTTTAACCCATACACCCCCTAATTTCTTATACCCCGTTTTATCGGCGTTTTCATCTTCTTCTATTTCCTTTTCGGATTTTTTCAACTGTTCTATTAAGAATATCTTCTCAACAACCTCTATAACCTTTTCTCTACTATAACATGACATAACATAACGAATTTTTTCACACTCTAAGCAAAGGCGCGACATAAAGATAACGCTCTCTCTACACATAGGACAATTAAAAGTATTCATTATAATAAGTCAATATATTATTTTCTTGCTGCTAAATCTCGTTTGAATTCTCCCCTCTCTTTCAATCCAATTTTCAAATCTTTTATCATAGGGTCAGAGGATAGGAAGAGATTATTCTCTAACATATACTCAAATAATTTTCTATCGTCGCGGTCATCGAAATTCTGACTAGCTTCTAATTCTGAGGACTGTTCTAACTTAACCGCGACATACTGCTCCACTATTTCTTTATATAAAGATTTCTGGTCGTCCTTAGTATACTCATCGAGAGGTAAGGATTCTAACATTAATTCTTCTTGTTTCTTGTTAATTGAAAATTCTGGAATAATATTTTTATTTTCTTTCTTAGGTGGTGCTTTCTTAGGTTTCTCTTCTTTTTCTACTACTAATTTTAAACCTTCTTCTTCTGGTTCTTCTTCTTTCTTCTTCTTAATAATTTTCTTTTTTGGTTTAGGTCCTTCAATCTCCTCCTGATATTTTAAGACTAATCTTTTTATTTTTTCCAAATCTTTTTCGGTCTGGCTATCCCCCGATACCTTATCTTCTAAATCGTCAATATAGGCTTGTTCTCTCTTACTTAATTCAACTTTACTTAATTTTTTTAGTAAGTCATTAAATACTTTTTTTTGTTTCTCTGCCTTCCTTAAAATCATTCCACGCTTAGCGGGGTTTTTCAATCTCTTAACCGTTTCTCTTTGTTTTTTTTCTTGCTTGCTCGCTTCTCGTTCCTTTTCTTCCCTTTCTATATTTTTTAAATCTCTATCGGTTTTCTCTGCCTTGGCTTTGTCATATCTTTCAATTTCCGATTCTGTTAAATCTCGTGATCCTGCCGAATGAGTTTTTCCGGTCATAAGTTTCCCGTTCATTTCGTGGACGTCGTTAAAGTCGAAGTTCCATTTTCTAGGGGGTGGAGGTCTTGAAGGTCTAATAGGTGCAGATTTCAAACGCATAACTTTCATTTCTGGATCGTAGAAAAAGCGCGGTTCTGAGCCTGGTTTTGGCGGAGGTGTTTTCTTTCCAGATACTACAGGCGGGACAGCGTCTTTAACCATGCTAACCAACTTAGCCTTTGTGTGGTAAGTCTTTACTCCGTTTTCTGTTGCGGTCTTGCGGATTTTCTTAACCGCGTCTTCTAATTCGTCGAGGTCGCGGTCCTTAGCATATTGCTTATAGGCTTCTTCTATTTTAGGTTGTAATATTTTATCGATAACAAATTTCGGTTCTCGTTTCGGTTGTTGCGGTTTCGGTTTAACATGTTTAAAAAAGCGTTTGTTCTCCGAGATAATTTCAATTATCTCCCCCCGCTTTTTTCCTTTTAAGTTGATAAGTCTTTTATCTAAAACATTCTGTCTAATCTTTTTAAGGTCTTCTCTTACTATCTTTCTTATCTTCTTATTATGTTCGGAAACAATAGAGCGGAGTTCCGTAGTCCTGTAAGTTTCTAAAATGTCCTTCATTATAAATTATCATATAAAATAAAATATCAGATAATACTAAATGGAGCAAACAATAAAACAATCATTAAAGCAAATGACTAAACTAAAAGATATTATAGATAAGAAAGATAAACCTAAAAAGAAATTAAAACAGAATCAGATATTCGAACTACCTAAGAAGAATAAAAAATTAGTATACGGTAAGAAGAAATAATTCTTCTATAAGTTTTTGCGGAATTCTATATCGTTCTAACCTATTCGAACCCCCCCCTATACTTTTCCCTATTGGTTTATTATGAAGTGTTCGTTCCTTACCTTTTATTAAAGTCCCTCGTGGATGTTTATCTCCTTCAAGTGTTGGAACTGTAATCATATTTTCGCAGTCATTTTTACAGATCATAGGAATAAAGCCTTCGATATTAGTCCAGAATCTCGTTTTCTTTTTATATCCCCAGTCTGAATATTTACAATAATCGATATCATAAAAAGGGAGGTCGGTTATATAAGTTTTCATTTTCCCAGTCTGAGGATTTTCAATAATATAATAGTCGGGGTTAAAATAATTAATTATTTCTCTAACCTTATCAACCATAGGCTTCCCATATTTTTCAATATCTCCGTCTATTATTTCACTTGTTATAATGTCCGTTGGATGAATTGATTTTGCTTTCCTTCCGATCCACGTTCTACGAAGTGCGCTCCACCATAGACAAACCGGAGAGGCGGTTATAAGTTGGAAGTCCCCCGGGTTATAATCTTTCTTATAGTCCCATGTCATAATATCTTCTTGGATATGAGTTTCGGAAACATAGCCAGACTTAAAAGGACACTCTGCTTTTAGATCTCTATCAAGTGATACAACATTATAACCGAGTTCAGAAGATACCTTTCCAAAAGAATGAGTTCCTGAAAATAGTTCTAGGTGATTCATATTAAAATATATATTAATAAGTTTTTCTTATTTTTTCAAATATACGTAATGATTTAAATTTTATAATCTTATAATATCGTAATTAAGAAAAATGGATTTTCCAAATAAAGGAGATGTAATAAACGATATAGCTATTAAAATAAATAAGTTATTAAATTGGTTAGGATTATATTTAAGCAGTTGATATTCCAAAATATAATATTCTATATATTATATTAAATGTCTACTCCATCTAATCCTAAACTATATGAGAAAGTAAAAAAAGAAATATTTAAAAAGAATCCTGTTAATAGTGCTTATCGTTCCGGGCTATTAGTTAAAACCTATCAGGAGAGAGGCGGAACCTACAAAGGAAAGAAAGACGAAAGCAAAGGTTTAAGTAGATGGTATAAAGAAAGTTGGTCTACGCAGTCAGGCTCGACAACATATAAAAAGAAGTCTGACGTATTCCGCCCCACGGTTAGAGTTAATAAGGAAACACCAAAGACTTTTAAGGAGTTGTCTAAGAAAGAAATAGAGAAGGCGCAGAAGGAAAAGAAACAAAAAGGGAGAGTAAAGAAGTTTTAAAGCATAAATTCCCCATTCTACTTAAATAATAAATAGAATAGTTTAGTTTTATACCCATTTAAGAAATAAATTTTAAAATTTAGTCTTTAAGTGCCTATAAAACCCCTATTATTCTTAATTAAATAAACATTAATTAAAGCATATCCGCATATTTACGCTATTTAATCCCTATGACTTCTAATAAGAAGGGATAGTTCCGCAAGTCCTTCCGTTTCTATCTCTGAAAAGTCATTGGATATTATACGGGCTTTAATGTTTCTGAGATTGATAGGGAACTTATTATTTAACGCTACATAAAATAAAGTATTCGGTTCATATTGTATTTGTCCCGTTGCGTTAATAATATTTTCTGTTATTGGTATGCTTGATAATATATTCTTTCTACCCTTTGCTTTACTATGATAAGAATCTACTGAGAGATTTAATAACTCTATTAAATAAGTATTGGTTGCTAACATTAAACTAAAATCTTTATCGCCTATAAAGTCCGCGTTAGAAACTCTTTCATCTGTTGGATTCTGTTCGACTGCTGAGAATCCGAAAAAGTTAGCCATATTCAAAGAGTTAAATATTAAATTATTTATTGAAGCTGCCGTTCTCTGTTGTGGTGTTGGAACTGCGCCGACTGCGTATAATTCAGTTTCTTCTATTCCAGTTAATAAAACATTCTTGCTATCGTATGGATCTACATTTCCAGAACAAAAATCTATTTTGGTTGTAGCTTGTGCGCCATAGATTCCCATAACCATTAAGAAAGAATCTCTCGAATCCGCAGTTCCGAAGTCATAGTCCTCCGCGTGTAAAAGACTCGTAGAACCTCCATTAGCATTACTATGAACTACTAACCTAAGAGAACCTTCATTAAGTTGAATTTCTAAAACGTCATTTTCAGTATGAGTTCCTTCACTAGTCTTAAAAGGTGAAAGAGAGGTTTCAACAAATCCCCCCGAGACACTCGTCTTTATTTCATAGTTACCACTCGATATATTATTCGAAGCTGTTCTTATAGCGAATTGATAGTCCGCGTTAGTTATTATATTACTAACTATTTTATCTTGGTTCTCTGGTGTGTTTGGTATAAGTCCTATAATCCCTCCCGCGTGTGTTAAAGGTGCGTCATTTTCAAACTTTCGAAACCTCATTCTAAAAACTCCTGCCCCCTTTACGAATTCTGGTTGAGCTGCGGCGAAGGATGTTCTTAAAAGTCCTGTTCCTCCTTGTCCGAATAAAAAATTAGCGCCTAAGGAAATATTTCTATATTTGACTGCCGCATTACCCGCTATATTCTGAACGAAGTTAAGCGCTTTGTTTTGGTGGAAAGAAAAGTGCAGTTTTTCATCTTGATCTATACCTACAGATATTTGCGCCCCATGTTCTGCGGATGCCCTAACATTTAATAACTTATTCATTCGAGTTTCTATTTCGTTAAACAAATCTAATATATTCGTTTTGCTATAAGTCCCTGTGTTAAGTTCGATAGTATGAAGTCCGCCGTATCCCTGTAAGTTTGCTCCTTGAAGTTGAAACTGGATTTTATTGTCCGTAGCGTCTACAATTAAAAAAGTTAAAGCCTTATTAATACTTACAGATTGAAGAGCTATTTCCGAATTTGGTTCTATTGTTATTTCCTCATTAAATAACGCGTCGAAGATTCCCTTATTTCCGTCTGGCGTATTAGGTTCAGTAGATAAAACGATTAAACGATTTTTCATAATAATTATAGGTAAGAATAAAAAAAAGAATATTTAACTTAATTAG